GTGAGAACTAAATGTAACTCGATGCAAACACAAATAGATAATGCTAGTGATGTTGATGCGTTAGCCGCTTTGTTTACCTATACAAAACAAGAAGACGGAAGCGTAACAAGACCATTAGGCGAATTTCCAGTAAAGGAGTAGTATGGTATTTCCAATAGTAGGTGGAGATGGTAAACCCACAGGTTACGAAATAGATAATTCAATTAGACTTAATGATGACGATAGTCATAATATAAGTAATAATCCTGGCGGTGGTTCTGGTAGTGATGGAAGTAGAACCCAATTTTCAATAAGTATGTGGGTTAAAAGAAGTAGTTTAGGATTAGGTGATAATAGCAAACAACAATTTTTAACATCAGCAGTTGCAACTAATAATTTTTATGGCACAATAAAATTTGGTGGTAATGATGCAATAGCGATAAATTTAATTAATAGTGGTTCAGACCAAGATGAAATTCATACTGATGCTGTTTTTAGAGATGTTTCAGCATGGTATCATTTATTTTTTGCTTTTGACAAAACACAGGCAAGTCTCGCTGATGGAGTAAAGTTATATGTAAATGGCGTTCTACAAACATTTGGCACAACAACATATACACAAAATCAAGGTTATCATTTTTTTAGACCAGGCAAATCTCATTACATAGGAAATTATAATGGTCAAGAGGGATATTTTGATGGGTATATGGCAGAAGTGCATTTTGTTGATGGACAGGTAAAAGCACATACTGATTTTGGTGAAACAAATGACAATGGTGTTTGGATTCCTAAAGACTATACGGGTTCACATGGCACTTACGGATTCTATTTAGAATTTAAACAAACAGGCACAAGTGAAAACTCAAGTGGTATAGGTGCTGATACAAGTGGTAATGATGAGCATTTTGCAGTGGCTAATCTAGCCGCAATAGATGTTACAACAGATACCCCTACAAATAATTTTTGTACTTTGAATAGTATTGCCCCAGATACAACAGGTTCACAAAACCATAATTTTTTTGAAGGTAATACATTAGTACGAAGTTCAAGTGCTAGTTGGTTTAATGCTTTTGGAACTATTGGTATCCCTACTAGTGGAAAATGGTATTATGAATATAAAACTACAGGTTCTGGCAGTATAGACCAAAATATAGGTTTTGTTAAAGGTAATTTTCATAGAGGAAGTGATGGAGGTATTGACCAAGTGGATTGTTATTCTTTATACGCCGCTTCAAATGGCAATGGATATTTATATACAGATAGTGCATCTTCCGTAAATAAAGGAAGTGGTTATCATTGGACTCATGATGATATTATGATGGTTGCTATTGATACAAGTTCAAGAAAAATATGGTACGGAAAAAATGGAACATTTTTGGGGTCTGGAGACCCCGCAAGTGGTTCAAATGAAGCACAGACTGTTTCGGCTGAAGATTTAGCTTATGGTTTACTTCCCGCATTTAGTGGGTATCACACACAGTCTTATCATTATGTGAACTTTGGTAATCCATCTTTTTCCATATCAAGTGGCAATGCAGATGCAAATGGATATGGAAACTTTGAATATGCACCACCTAGTGGTTACTATTCACTATGTACTAAAAACTTAGCGGAGTTTGGATAATGGCTTATACAACAATAGACGACCCATCACAATATTTTCAAACTAAAATTTATACAGGAAATGCAACTGACAATACTGCTTATACAAATGATGGTAATTCAAATTTACAACCAGATTTTCTTTGGGTAAAAAATAGAGACCAAACTGTAGACCATGTTTTGTTTGATTCTACAAGAGGAGTAACAAAAAATGTAAGAAGTAATACAACTTCTCAAGAAAGTACTAATTCAAATTATTTAAAAAGTTTTGATAGTGATGGTTTTACTATGGGAACTTCTAATAGAGTTAATGGAAATACTGATAAAATGGTAGCATGGCAATGGAAAGCTAATGGTGGCACTACAGCAACAAATACAGCAGGAACAAATATAGATACAACAGTTCAAGCTAACACAACCGCAGGATTTTCCATAATAACTTATACTGGAACAGGAACAGATAATGATTCACTAGGTCATGGATTAGGTGCTGTTCCGCACTGGATAATTGTTAAAAATAGAGATGAAACAAATGGTTTTCAAGTATATCACCATCAAAATACTACAGCACCAGAAACAGATTATCTAAATATAAATGATACTGATGCAACAGCAGATGACCACGACAGGTGGTCAGACCAAGCACCTTCTTCAACTGTTATTACTTTAGGTGGTAATGATGGAGTTAGTAAAGCTAGTACAGATTATGTTTGTTATGCTTGGACAGAAATACAAGGCTACAGTAAATTTGGTAGCTACACAGGCACCGGAGATGCAGATAACGGACCATTTGTTTATACAGGATTTAAACCTGCTTGGCTTATGATTAAAGGTTCAGATGTAGCTGGTTACTGGGTTATACTTGATAATCAACGAAATACTCCTAATGGCACAGGTAAACGTCTTGGTTCAAATGCTACTGATGCTGAATATGGTTCTACTAATGTAGACCTATTAAGTAACGGATTTAAAGTAAGAGCGGCTAATGCTGACTCTGATACAAACAACAGTGGAAGCTCATACATCTACATGGCATTTGCAGAACATCCTTTTGTATCATCAGAAGGTGTACCAGTAACAGCGAAATAATATGTTATTAGGACACGGAGCAATAGGACAGTTTGGAGTAGCAGAAGCACTACCAGGTTTTGTAGTAAATGCAGGAACTGTTGATTTGACTTTGGGTCAAAGTGTCAGTATAAGTATAGGGACTGAAACGGTTGCAGCAGATGCCACGTTTGCAGTTAGTGCACCTACGCCTCCTAGCTTTACTATAGGCACAGAAACTGTAGCTGCTGGGGCAACTGTGACGACTACTACTGCTGGACAAATAACGTTTAGTATTGGTGATGAAACTGCTTTTGGTGAAGCATTTCAAAACCTGGTGTCATTGTCTGTTGGCGAACCAGATTTCTTTATTTGGAGTGAAATAGATGATAGTATGACAGCAACATATACAGACGTAGAACCAGGGTCAACAGATTAAGGAGATAAGATGGCATCAACATATTCAAGTTCATTAAATTTAAACAAATAACAATTTACAAAAATTAGAATCGGCAATTAAAGGTTATGTATCTATTGCTGTTGCAAGCACAACAGATGCACTTGCTACGTCCGATGGATCTACAACTGACGAACAAAGTAACGCTATAATTAAACTTACAGGCACACTATCTGGTAACACAACCATGCAGTGCGAAGCTGTAGAAACATGGTACATTGTAGATGATGCAACCACACACGGTGGCAATACACTAGGATTTAAACCAGCAGGAGGAACTGCTGTCAATCTTGTACAAGGTGCAAAACACATTTTGTATTCTGATGGATCTACTATGTTTGATGTGCTAGCTGATGCTGGTAATATAAAAGCAAACGGAACGTTAGATGTAACAGGTAACACATCACTTGATGGTGGTACATTTGTATTTAACGA